ACCACAACTGGCGGCAGCAGCACCGTGACGCTGACAATCCCAACGCTTAGGCTGACACAAAAAACTGGCGTCATTGCTGAAGTATATAGGACCACGGACACTGGAACGCTTTTCTATAAAGTCGGAAGCGTGGCAAACAGCACAAGTGCGGATTCAGTAAGCTTTGCAGATGCTGGCGCCATATCTGACACAAACCTGGTAGCCAAGGAATCTTTATATACGGATGGCGGCATTTTAGACAATAGCGCACCGCCCGCCAGCCTGGTAATCGCCCCCTATAAAAACAGGCTTATTTGCGTAAGCTCGGAAAATCCTAAAAAACTTTTATTTAGCAAGGCGCGACTTCCTAAAAGCCCCGTTGAATTCACGGATACTTTTAGCATCACATTAAACAAAGCGCAGCGCGTCACGGCCCTGGCAGAATTTGATCAGAAGCTAATTATTTTTGAACCAAATCAGATTTTTTACATTACTGGAAACGGGCCGAGCAGCACGGGCGCACAGAATGATTTTAGTCAGCCCAACCTGGTGACGGGTGACGTAGGATGCGGCAATACAAACAGCCTGGTGCTGATGCCGCTGGGCCTCATGTTTCAGAGCAAAAAAGGTATTTATCTGCTCAACCGATCACTGGAAACAATTTATATCGGCGCAGATGTCGAAGCCTATAATGATCTGACAATCACCTCAGCGGAACTGATTGAGGATGAAAATCAGATCCGATACCTCACCAGCGATGGCCGCGCACTGATTTACGATTATTTTTACGGGAAATGGTCAACCTGGACAAATCACCAGGGAAATGGCGCCACTATCTGGAACGCAACGGGTGACTATGTTTATTTGCGAACCGATGGCCGCATTTTCCAGCAATCTGCAACCAGCTACAAAGATGGTGATGATCCTATTGAAATGTCTATTACAACCAGCTGGATGAAAACAAACCAGGTGCAAGGATTTCAGCGGATCCGCGCAGCCTACGTGCTAGGCGATTTCAGATCAGACCATACCCTTAAAATGGAAGTCGGCCACAATTACACCGATTATTTTAACGAACAGCATACCTTTGACTATATATCTGATTTAGGTATTCAGGAATTTGGTGATAGCTCGCCGTATGGATCCGAAGGGTTTTACGGATCCAGCGATGGTGTAGCCGATGGCGTTTACCAATTTCGCGCTCACATAGGTAAACAGAAATGCCAGGCAATACGCTTCCGAATATCTGACATCGAAGAGGTAGACCCTGGCCAAGCATACAGCATCAGCAGCCTCATGCTTGAGGTCGGCATTAGAAACAACGGCATGAAATTGCCTCAGCAAAAACTGGTCTAAATGAATATGATCCCAACAATGTCAGAGGCGGATCTGCAACGCCTCGCGCAAATATTACAAGAACGTGGTGAGGGCCTGGCGGCGATTAACAGCGGTGAGGCGCAGCTGCTCAAAGCATTTGGCGGATCCGGCCAAGCATTGCCTGGCACGCAAGGCATGGGACCAGGGGGCGGGCCAATTCGTAGTTATGCGGAACTGACAGACACAACTACTGAAGAAGCTAAAGAAGCAGGATTAGGAAATGAACCAAAGCCAGACCAAGGTGCATTTGAAACTAGAACAGAGGTTATTGCAAACCGAAAATCTAGCTCAGATGACAACGACAACAACAACCAACCGCCACCGCCGCCGCCGCCTAAATACTATGACACGTTAGGAAACGAATACAGCACGCCGGAAGCTAGGGACAAAGCAAACGCTGAAATTAAAGTCGAGCAGGACACGCTGGCAGGGTCATTTACTAACCTCATGACTGATGCAAATTTTGAGGTCATGAAGTCAAAAGGTGAATTGCCGACTTTCAAATATTTATCTGAGGATGATGTAAAAGCAAAGTTTGACGAGCAGCTAGGTGTAGCAGCCGAGGAAGGCCGCACCGAGGTTCCAAGACTTGCGGAGCTGCTGAACCAATACCTGAACACTACTGACGAAACAACAGGCGAATACATCAATTTTGATAAAGCCTACCAGGATTATATTGATCAGATCACAGCAGAAAACGGCGGGGCATTGCCTTTTAATAGGCTTTCTGAACCTACGATGCGTGCAATGTGGGAAACCGCGATGTCGAAGGCCCGCCGTAACGAAGCATTCGAACTGACGCCGCAAGAGGTTGCAGAATTTGAAAGGGATGCTCCACAAATTGGCGTGGTTGACGATGCAGCTGCTACAACCATTGGCGAAGTCGCAGATGCGGAAGCGGCAACAGTCGGAGAGGTTGCAGATCCTGGCGTTGTTACAGTCGATACCATCACGGCGCTGAACCAGGAAGAAATAAATACAATTGGCCAGCTGGATGATTTAGCACAAGAGCTGCTGAATCGAATCCGAGGCGCTGCCACAAGTCCCGCGCAGCTTCAGCTGAAACGCTCAACAGAACAAAATTTAAAACAGCTGCTTGGACTTCAAGCCGGAGCTGCTGCTGATCCTGCACGGATTAAGCAGCTGCGCGATTTGTGGATGTCAACGCAACAGGAAGCAACTGGTCAGGCTGCCGAGCTACGCGCCCAGGAAACCATTGATGCTGAGAAACAGCTCATTGAGGTGTATCGAGTCAAGGGTACGATGGAGCTGCAAGTCGAGCTGGCGAATCTGGAAACCCAGCGGCAAACCGCTTTAAAAAATGCCGAGTTTGCCCAGGCCCGTGAATTGGCAATACAACAAACCGCACTGACCAGGGTAATCACCCAGGCAAACATAGATACGAATGTAAACCTGAAAAACCTGGAAACCAGGCGGATTATGGCCGTGGAGCAAGGCAAGCTGGACCTGGCCACCAAGCTCGCAAATCTTCAAAAAGATTTATCGATTGCCCAGGTCAATGCGAATCTAAGCCTACAAAGCCGCGCCATGGATGACGCCTTGGCCATTGCCGCATATAAAGGTGACATGGCCGCGCAGCAGCTCGAAACGACCATCGATCTTGCGGGCATGGAAGCGGATCTTAAAATGATGGGTTTTGACCTTCAGCGGGATCTTGCGGACCTGGATGCAGCAACTCAAAGATACGTGGCCGAGCTGGGCGCACAGTGGCGGCGTGAATCTGCAAAAGATCAGCGTGATGATCGTATGCTTGCAAGCCTGGTAAGCCTTGCCGGAACTGCACTTGGAACCTGGGCAAGCCTACCTTCTGACATCCGCATGAAAAAAGACATAAGCCAGGGCGATGCCGAGGTTGAAGGATTTCTGGATGCTCTAAATGCTTATCAATATAAATATCGAAACCCAAACACGCCAAATGCTGATGCTGGGGTATTTATCGGAATCAGCGCCCAGGATATGGAACGGAGCAAGATGGGCCGGAATTTTGTGAATGATACGCCAAACGGAAAGACGATTGATATGAACCAGGGCCTTGCGGCAATCCTGGCAGGACAAGCCAATTTAAACCAAAGATTAAGGAACCTGGAAAATGGCAGATGATCCTCAAAAATACATAGACAATCCACAACTCTACCAGGATTTGATAGCAGCTGCCGGAGGTCCAGAGGCGGCAAACCGAAGCCTTACGGCCCTTGGTTATAACATCCCTGGCCAAGATAATCCGATGGCAGGGAACAAGGATCCGCTGGTGCAGGAATTCCTGGATATGATCAAAGCCGGATCCCAGCCTGCCGGACCCGATTCAGAATTTGCTTCAGGTCGTTTTATGGATGACCCGCCGATGTTGTTAGATATGGATAATCCAGCAACTAGACGGGATGAAACCGATCCGCTTGAAATGGGTATGTTGTCAGGGCGTGATCGGCGTGATATGAGCAAGACCATGCCGACCCGTACCGAGCGCAGCCTCATGGCAACCGAACCAGGCCAGGATGTTGAAAATATCCAAATGGCAGCGCCTGGCGATTTTCCAACGCCATCAGAAATGCAGGAAGCCGCGCAGCCTCAAGGCACGGGTCTTTTTGGCGCTCAGGGAGTTAGAAATACTCCAATAAAAGAAGAAACCGCGCAGCTGCTGGAAGAAAAGCCGGAAGTCAAAGAGGAACCCGTTGATGAAATTGTGGAGCAGGAAGTCTTTGAGGATCCTGGTTTTATAGAATCTCAGCCTATCGATTTTAAAACAACATTTAAACAATCTGCTGAAACCAACATTCTTAATCAACAGGCAAAAGAAAGCGCATTAAAAGCCATTGAGTTTGCACAAGCTCAATACGATTTTATGGATAAGAATTCTCCTCTCCTTTCT